GCGGCAAAGATTGCTATATGGTATTGGCAGACACGTGTAAAGCCACATATAAATAACTTTAATGATACAAAAGCCGTAACACAAAAGATTAATCCTGCAATGCGTGGCTTACAAGATAGACACGCAAAGTTTATTGATTACAAAAATATTTTATAAAGAGAACTAAATGAAAAAACTAATAACAATCTTACTACTAGCAATATCTACTGTTGCAGTTGCACAAAAACAAACACCAATGGTAACATATGACTTTCCTATCACACGTGTTATTGATGGAGATACTGTAGCCTTTCAAGCAAACTTTTTACCTCCACCATTGAAACAAGAACTAAGTATTCGTGTATTTGGTGTTGATACACCTGAGAAAGGGTTCAGAGCTAAATGCCCTCAAGAAGACCAACGTGGTCAGGCTGCAACAGCATTTACAAAAAATGCTATATCTAAAGCACAGAAACGTCAGGTAGCTATCGCTGATTGGGATAAGTATGGTGGTCGTGTATTAGGTGATATATTACTTGATGGACAAAGTTTGCGTATGATGTTAATACAGAACGGCTTTGCACGTGAGTATTACGGAGAAGCCAAGACTTCTTGGTGTAATTGAATTGTTTTTAATGATTTTTGATAAATACATGTTATAAAGGAAATTTTATATGACAAAAACATTTACTACCCCAGTTGCCGATGATGCCGGAAGAATTCACACATTTGTATACGAGGTTGATGAATTCGTTCCATTAAGTGATTGGGTTATGGCTACTAAAACCAAAGAAGAATATGATTATTGGAATGTAAATGATAATGTTGGTAAGCATACAGACATTGGTTCTGAATATTATGCAGAATGGTTAATTGCTCAAAAATTAATACATACAATTAACCGTGCCGATGGTACCCAACTTGTAAACGATTATCACGAATATCTCTAATACATTAAATGCGGTTTATTCAAATTGTTTCAGAGTCTCCTGCCACTGAGTTAGCTAAGAAACTTCCTAGCTTAGAAAAGCACGACTATAATACAATTGATAGACTAATGCGAAGAATTGCTAGCAAACACAGAATCACTGGCAAGGCATTACATGATTTATTTGTCAAAAAATATCATCGTAATCCTGACAGTTGGATTAAGAACAAATTAGATGAAGGTGGCAAAAATGAACTGCAACAAGAAGTTGATAGATTTGTTCAGTGGGCCGCAAAAATATTACATTTAAAAGCTATTCCATCCGTTGAACTTAGTTTGGATACTGAAGAAGCACAAACTAATCACCACACCGGTGGACATAAAATGGGGGACAATAAGATTTGGGTATATGCTAAAAATCGTAACCTAGTTGATATACTACGTACAGTATTCCATGAATTAGTTCATGTACGTCAGGGTGAACTAAATATGATTGAGCCCGGAGATAGTTATCCCGGTAGCCCTATAGAAGCAATGGCTGACATGTTAGCCGGAAAATATATTAAAATTTATGGGGAAAAAAATAACCATATCTTTCAATAAAAATGCTAATATATAAATTCAATAATGACAACACACCTGTTTCTATACAAATAAAATTATTGAATAATTCATTCGTATCTAATTGGAAAGATTATGTTACACGCACTTCAAAGCGTATCCCACATTTAGATTGGTCTTTTCATCCGCATCATGTAACACAACAACTAGTTACTAACGTAAATTATAAATTTTTTATATTTAATCTTCTTAAATCATTTATATTATTAGGTAAGCACTATCGAATTGATTACAGTGCAGAAATAATAGAACTTAAATCTTTACTAATTGATTATAGTAATCTTACACAACATCATTTAAATAAATGGCATAGGCATTTTACTTCACTAGCAAAATTATTAAATCCCTTTGTATCTTCTACTACCTTCACTGACACACCAACTGATAAAATACACCATGCAATACATGAATTAAACAACAATTCACATTTACTAGAAACATTAACATATCCAAAATTATCTAGGATAAACAAACTAGTTCCCAATCAAATGTATTATGGGTTACACGCCACATCTACTAGTCATTTAGAAGATAACGAAGCAATATGGGGAACAGAGACAGTAGAATATATAACTGAAGAATTTGATTTTAGCACACAATCATATAATCATAATGTTTGGATAACTGATGATATTTTAGGTAAGGATCATTTTAAATGTTGGTTTGAAGAAGATGACCCTAGCAATGACGATATTGGTGGTAATAATTTAATGACGCCCAATATTACATTTGATCCTAATAAAATATTTGCAAAAACAATAGAAGATCCTGAATTTCAACAATTTGTAATCAATTCAAATAAAAAACTCAATCGATATCCCTTGGGTGACATAGAAAATATTGATGAAATAAATTGGGATAAAATAACCAATTTTAAGTTAAAAAGCATAGAGTTGGATGGTTCTGTATTATGGAAATATGAATGACCAACATATCTTTCAATAAAGATTAATCTATGCTATACTGCATAGATGATTAAGTTAACAGTTCCTTTACCCAAAAGTATCACAGTCGCTTGTAGCGGGGGTGTAGATAGTATGGCAGTTGTTGACTTTTTAAGTCGCAAACACGAAGTTACAATTGCCCATTTTAATCACAGAACACAGAACGGTGAAAAAGCCGCAGAGTTTGTTTCCAAATATTGTAGTGAGAATAATATTCCTATGCTATATGGATCACCTCGCAGTCAAAAGGGTAGTAAAGAAAGTCAAGAAGAATATTGGCGCAGAGAACGATATGAGTTTCTATCCGAACTAGGGCCAGTCGTTACCTGTCATCATTTGGATGATTGTGTTGAAACATATATTTGGTCAAGTCTTCATGGCACACCCAAAGTCATTCCATTAACACGTAACAATGTATTACGCCCGTTTTTAACCACACGGAAACAAGAATTTATCTATTGGTGTGAAAGCCACAACGTGCCGTGGATTGAAGATGAATCAAACAAAAACTCACGCTATACCCGAAACTATATTCGCAATGAATTAATGCCACATGCATTGCATGTTAACCCAGGATTGCATACTTTGGTCAAGAAGATTGTATTAAATAAAAATTAATGTTTCATTAACTTATCTACAAAATTTAATAACAATTGATGATGGGAAAAGTTATGCCAATATTTCTTTAAATAAGGCTTATTATACCAATACTCATCACTTTCAGGATGGCAACCTATTAATCCTATATTGTTTTGTATTATTGCCATTGAATCATTATTTATATATGTAGCAATAGTTTCAAATTTAGAATTGTCTCCTACCAATGAACAACCATCATAGAAAAACATATCATGCTTTACCCCTTCCCAAGTTACAGGTGTTACTGTACTAAATGATCGTTGAACATCACTATTATGTCTTTTAATATATTGTTCACATTTAACATCGTCTAATATGTCAAAATAATGATGACCGGCCCAATATGCGCCCATACATATACCCAAATATCGTTTACCATGAGTAAGTTGATTTTTAATAATATCCATCTTACTTTTAATTGAGGTATCAAATGTGTCACTATCACCTATACCACCCGGAAATGCTATTATGTCATATTTTTTAAAATTGGATTCTTTTATCTCATGTTGTTGGAATATGTCAACTTCATATTTGGGTGCCAATGCTTTAATGATACCATGGCAACTTTGTACGGAACATCTAGGATGATCCAAATACAATATAACTTTGGGTTTCATATGGGTATTTATCTAACCCCGTTTTACACAAAATATTTGACTTTGTTACACAGTCCAAGTACACTAACTAATTATTTAAGGAGAACCTATGTCAGATTATAACAGAACCTTCAACGGTGAAGCAAAGATTAAACTAACTCAACTAGTCAATGAGGGTATGACAGTCCTACATGAGATTGACACATTGAATGGTGGTCTAAACGACACTATCAAAGCAGTAGCAGAAGAACTTGAAATCAAAGCTAGTACATTGAAGAAAGCAATTAAAATTGCACACAAAGCAAGTCTAGGTCAGACTAACAAAGACCACGATGAACTCAACACTATTTTGGAAACTGTGGGCAAAACACTTTGAGTTACGTTGACGCTATTCACAGCAGGGATGAGGATCGTATCTACGTAGTAGAGCGGGATAATAACGGCAAGCGTCAATACAAAGAATATCCCACTAACTATGTATTGTATTATCCCGATAATAAAGGTAAACATCGTAGCATCTATGGTGATCCGGTAAGTCGTTTCAGCACACGCAAACGACAGGAGTTTGAAAAAGAAAGACGCATTCATTCAGGTAAGAAATTGTTTGAATCCGATATTAATGTAGTGTTTCGTTGTCTAAGTGAAAACTATCTTAAGATCGATGCGCCTAAACTGCATACTTGCTTCTTTGACATTGAGGTAGACTTTGATCCTGAAAAAGGTTTTAGTCCTACAAGTGACCCATTCAATCCTGTTACAGCTATTAGTTGTTACTTAGATTGGCTTGACCAATGTATTACACTAGTGATTGCTCCTAAACATATGTCTAGTGAAACAGCACAAGAAATCACTAGTGAGTTTGAGAATACAATGCTATTCACAAGCGAAAAAGAAATGTTTGATGTTTTCTTCCAACTCATTGAAGATGCTGATGTATTAACTGGCTGGAACTCAGAGGGCTATGATATTCCCTACATGGTCAATCGTGTTACTAGAGTAATGAGTAAAGATGACACACGCAAGTTTTGCTTGATGGGTCAACTGCCTAAAGCTAGAGAATACGAACGATTCGGTAAGAGTGAAACAACTTATGACTTAGTAGGTCGTATTCACTTGGACTATCTACAACTCTACAAGAAATATAACTATGAATCTCGTCACAGTTATAAACTTGACTCTATTGGTGAGATGGAGGTCGGTGAAAACAAAACACAATATGAAGGTACTCTTGACCAATTGTATAACAAAGACTTTAAAAAGTTTATTGAATATAACAGACAGGATACAATGTTGTTGGTGAAGATTCACAACAAACTAAAGTTTTTAGAATTAGCTAATCAACTTGCACACGAAAACACAGTACTGCTCCCAACAGTAATGGGTTCAGTAGCAATGATTGAGATGGCAATTTTTAATGAAGCTCACGAACGTGGGCTTGTTGTTCCAGATAAAAAACGAAAGGTTGAAAATGAAGAAGAAATCCAGCAGGCAGCAGGTGCCTTTGTTGCTACGCCGAAAAGAGGAATGCACGAATATGTCGGTGCAGTTGACATTAACTCGCTCTACCCCTCGGTTATTCGAGCCCTTAACATGGCAGGAGAAACCATCATTGCTCAAATCAGACAGACAATCACAGACCAGTATATGAAGGACAAGGGCCTTCGTTTAGCTAGTGAGAAGAAACGCTATAAAGAAGGTGATGATGATGTTACTGGTGCTATATTATGGGAGAACCTGTTTGGTGCATTAGAATATACTGCGATTATGAACCAAGAACGTGGCACTATGCTTACAGTTGACTTTGAAGATGGTCGCACTGAAGAAATGAGTGCCGCAGAAGTTTGGAAGATGGTGTTTGATAGTCATCGTCCCTGGATGCTAAGTGCTAATGGTACAATCTTTACGTATGAAAAAGAAGGTATCGTTCCTGGTCTACTAACACGTTGGTACTCAGACCGTAAAGAGATGCAGAAAAAACTCAAAGAAGCAACTACTACTGAGGATAGAGAATATTGGGACAAAAGACAACTTGTTCGTAAGATTTTATTGAACTCAGCATATGGTGCATTGTTGAATGAACATTGTCGCTTCTATGATAAACGTATCGGTCAAAGTGTTACATTAAGTGGTCGTCAAATTGTTCGTCATATGATGAGTACTATCAACGAATCAGTTGAGGGTACATATTCACACGAAGGCAATGCAATTGTATATGGTGATACTGATAGTTGTTACTTCACTGCTTATCCTACACTCAAGCCACAAATTGATAAAGGTGAATTGGTATGGGACAAAGAACTATGTATTGGCTTGTACGACAGTATCGCAGACCAAGCTAATGAAAGTTTCCCTGCATTCATGGAGAAAGCTTTTCATGCTCCTCGTAAGAATGGAGAAATCATTAAAGCTGGTCGTGAATTGATTGGTGATCGTGCTATCTTTATTGTTAAGAAACGCTATGCTATTAACATCTTTGATAAAGAAGGCAAACGCAAAGATAAAAACGGACAACTGGGTGATATCAAAGCTATGGGTCTTGACTTGAAACGTGCTGATACTCCTAAATATATACAAGAATTTTTAATGAATGTATTGCAAATGATTCTACAACAGGGTAAAGGTCGTGATGAAGTCATTGAAGCTATCAAAGATTTTAAACGTGTATTAACTGCACAAGATAGTTGGACTAAAGGTTCTCCTAAAGGTGTCAATAAATTAACAATGTATGGTGACTTAGAAGCTAAAAGTAAAACTGGTCGAGCTAATATGCCTGGTCACGTAAGAGCCGCACTTAATTA